TTTTTGGGGTTTGTTACTGCTTGACGCTTTGCGCTTGCGCCTACTAGAATTTCATCATTAGCGTATGCAACAATACTAGGTGTAGTACGTGCGCCTTCTGAATTTTCAATTACTTTTGCGACTCCATTTTCAATAATCGCTACGCATGAATTTGTTGTACCTAAATCGATACCGATGACTTTGCTCATAATGTTTCTCCTTAATTAAGCAAGATTGTGTAAAACCCTAACGGCGTTCTACACATTTATTTATATTTTAATTATTCCAACCAACTTCTTTTATGATAGGAATCCACTGTTTTCGTAAATCCATCATGCTTGCTTCAAAGCCCTTGGGGTTTTGCTCCCTAGGTTCTGCAAACATTAGATTATCTTTAATAAACTGCTTGCCCTCGGGGCTGTTAATAGCAGTTCTAAAATTTGTTACATACCAATTAATAATGTCCTTATTTGTACCTTTAGGGAATATAATACCCCAAGCTGCATAGACATTCATCCCTGGAACAAAGTCTTTCATTAGAGGTACATCTTTAAGACCCTCTATTCGATATTCGCTAGTAAGTGCAATAATTTTAACCTTACCTGACTTAACTAACGTGTTAGCCACAGCTACTGGAATAATGCCAAATTCTAGATGTCCGCCAGCAACATCTTGTCCTGCCTGTGCTGGACCTTTGTAAGGCACTGTTTTAATAAGTTCTCTATTGCCTTTAATATTATACATCATATATTCGTAGGCAAGTTTATGGGCACCTGAGCCAGCGGCAATACTAATTGGCTTTTGCGGATTCTTCATACGATCCATAAATTCTCTAGGAGTATTTGTAGGACTTTCGTGATGTGCAATAATAGCAAGAGGACTCTTTGCTAGTGTTAGTCCGTATTCAAAATCGTCTAACGCATACTTTTTATTTTCTGGGTTAGCAAATTCCGCAGTTACCCAAATACCTTGATGGCTTGCAACATAAATGTGATACCCATCATTTGGCTGCTTAATAAAATGATTCATACCAATGGTTCCGTCACCGCCAGGACGATTTTCTACAATAAAGTTAATTTTAGGATTAGCTTTTTCTATAAGACTGCTAAATCCTCTAAAACTAAGTTCATTACCTGAGCCAGGAGCAAATCCTATAACTGCGGTTACAGGTTTAGTTGGTTCCCAAGCGTGTGCTGTTAATGTAATTGATGTTGCTAAAATTACTTTAATAAAGTTACTAATATATCTGACCATTTGTTGTTTACCTCTATACGTTGTCCAAAGTTTTGTTCTATCCATTTGGGTGTAAAATAATTCCAAGTTAGTTCGTGATTGCTGGCAAATTGTAAAATATCAGTATTTTGTTTTACAATCTCTCCTAGCATAGTAGCACTATTCTTGTATGCTGAGTAATTAGGATATTTAATATTAAATCCACCCGCTTCGTGCCACCATGCATAACTGATCATATCAGGTCGATAAACTAACATAATCCAATTGTCCGGATACACATCTCGTATTGTTTGTAATTTATGAGCCCACTCATGACTCTTTACTAGTTTACATCCTGTAGAAGTTAACCAGGCATTGTCAATATATTTTGGATCTAAGTATGACTCAAACTCCATACCTTTGCCAAAGTATGCACCTTTGTGCCCTGTAAATCCGCTGTGATTAAATTCTCTAGTAGGAGTTCGATCACTAGTATTGAATCCTGTTAACGATTCGATAGTCTGTGCAATACCACTCCATCTACTACCAGGTACGCCTGTAAGGAAAATTCTATTAGGCAGTTCTATGCCATTCTGCATAGAGTCTTGGTTTTGTTGGATGTTCATCAATTTTCTCTACTGTTTGTTTATAATTATGAGTGTCCGCAAACTCGCGCAATTTTTCAAATGTCCAGGGGAAGAATGGAATGTTCTGACATTGTTCATTATCGTGATCGTAGCGTCCCGGATTTAACCTCCAGTAAATTCTACTTGTAGGTTTAAGACAGCTAACCACTTTGGCAATTTGTCCAGCAACAACTTCTTCAGTTCCAAAGTTAATACTGCCCAAACATGTAGCAACATCGAACTGTCTATCTGGTACATATTCTTCAATTGTACATTTTACATCAGCTTCATCAAACGCAGGATCTACACCTACTACCTGTTTGCCTAATGCTTTAAATGGATTAGCACCACATCCTGCATCTAAGATCCATTCGTTATCTTTAATTTTTTCTGCAAGTACTGCATGGCTAGTAAGTCCACGTCCGTATCCAGATTTCCAGTGTTTAGAAAAATATTCTGTAATTAATTGTTGATTATGTTTCATTACATTTCGTGAACTATTTCAATTGTGGACCACTGTTTTAGCTTTTCAATTTTAGCTTCTCTAGCAGCCTCGATATTGTTAAAACTAACTTCGTCCATTGCCTGTAGAATATCGATCATAGCTAGCATATCGCCAATTTCTTCTTCTAAATGTTGACGGTTAGTTTGCGGTTTTCCTGGCTTATAATTATCTAAGCCAAATCTGTAGCATTTGCTAACAGCTTGAATAACTTCTGCGGCTTCTTCTTGTAGGATAGCCATAACTTCGTAAGTTTGTTCGTTCATTCTTTATTTCCAATATTATACTTTTGTCGAATCTTTGAGGCAACAACATTTGCCGGATACATCGGCTCAAGAGATAACATATCATCGCAAATATCGTTGACAATTAACTCAGCAAACTTTTCTATAGTATGTTCCCACGGGATTCGTTTTGCTCCGAGTCCATAAATTTCGAGCCCTGAAGCTCTTTCAAATTCTCTAAGTTTATCATGCATATTATTCATATTATCTCAAATTCTGATCTAAAAATTCACGGCTTCGCTGTTGCGACTCTCTTGCCGCAGCCGGATCATATCGATGTGTAAATGGTGTTGTAGTTGTCATATTAACATCGAATACGTGTGTTGCATTCTTATAAATGTAAGATTGGTACCGGGCATCAGTTAATTCAGATGTACAATATCTAATGTAGGCTAAATCATCTTTTTCAGCAAGGTGTACCTGAGTCGGTATCTGTGGTGAGCTAGGAGGTGCATTAATTGCACATGCTGGATAAAATGTAATTGCTGCGGCATAAGGAGTTTTGCTAGAAATTAATGAAAATACACCAGCACCACCTTGACTAAATCCAACCACTGCTAGTTTACCTTGATGCCAAGATTGTTGTTTAATCCAGTTAGCAACAGCATTCATATCTTGAGCCCGATCCCATGCTCCGGCACCGGGAGCAATTCTACCAGTATGGTCGCCAATACCTCGTAGGGTATAATGATCAATGACTACTGCGTTATATCCCCAAGACTGCGCTAGTGATGCCCAAACTCGTTGAGACGGTTTAACACCGCCTGACCCATGTGCAATTACAACTGTAGGCGTCGGCTGATTAGATGTCGACAAAAAAAGTTCAATTTGAACTGGCAATGACGATCCACTATTAGATTTAAAGGGTGTGTCAACGGGTGTTGCACAACCAACTAATGATACAAGTAGACTGAGTACAGCAAATACTTTAATTTTCATGATTTATCTTTCACGTGCAAATGGTTGGATATATTGTCCAGCACTGGTAGTACTTGTCTTGAGAGTTTTGAAAACATTCTGTACGCCTACTGCTTGATTCCATGCATCTTCTAAGGCATGGTGTTTAAGCACAGGAGGACGTTGTGGATTGATGCCAATGTCAAATAGTGTACGTGTACATCGAGCTTCCCAGAAACTCCAAGGAACTGCCTTGCCAATCTTTTTAAACACATGTTCGCAGATCACAATGTCAAAGGCAGCACCGTGACTCCAAACACGTTTAGCACCCCAACAAAATTTGTACAGTTGATTAAACGCATCAACTACATCAATCCTATTGTTTTCACTGAACGCTTCGTCCTGTGCTTCTTTGCTTTGATTAGCCCACCAAGCGATAGTGTCATCATTGGTAACTAACCCAATACGATCACAACTGTCTAAGTCTACACGAACGTAGAACTTTTCACACTTTGGATCTTTTACATCGTCGCCGAACGGATCAAACTTTACTGCACCAATCGTAAGAATGGCAGCATCCGGAGATGTTGCCAATGTTTCTAAATCGATCATAATATCTGTATTTGCCATATAAGTATCTTTCTTTAAGGATTTCTTGCGTTTACGTTCAGTAGTTGGCTTTTCATAAAACTCATTCTTTTGTAGAGTTTTTAGTGTACCTACTTCCTCAATTTTATTTTTAAATCGGCGAATTGCACGATTAATATCTTCACCGTCTTTTAACACTACGGCAGTGCCTCTAACATTATTCCTCATCGGGTTCCTCTTCGTTATCATCGTTGGCCTCTTTTAAGGCATCTAAAATCCAGTCTAAGTTATATATCCTATTACGACTAATCAGGTGCCAAGGTGTGATTTCATCTGTAGTCAAATAATGGGTATTGGGTTGTGCTAGTAAGAAACTAACAAATTGTTTAGTAATTGAATCACAATTATCGATGTCAATAATGATAAAGTCAGCTTGTTGGCTAACACTTAACATCCATTCAATATCAACTTCGTCTGTGTCATACATGTAGACATTTAAGTCATCTATACTTTGGCTTAGCAGTTGCTGGAACTGCATTTTAACTTTAGTACTAGGTTTGATTAATAGGTATCCAGGATTAAGATTAAACAACTTATCCGGAGGGGTAATTAGGTTTATTTTTCCAAGGTTCATATTATTAATTAGCTGTCTCTGTGTTTAATACGATTCCAAAGAGAGTTAGGAGTCTGTTCGCTATTTTGAACATAGCTTAGTCCTTGGTCTTCACGACTAACTCTCCCTCTTTCCTCATCATGTAGCTGCTCTTTTTTTTTGATTCGTCTAACTCTTTAACTGCTTCTTGATCAGACGAGTCAGCATTGATCCACATACTACCATTAAAAATAAGATTACGCATTACACCGTCAATCTCTCTAGTTGTACGATCACCCTTCATTGGATTTTCTGGATAAGGAAACAGTGCTTTGATTCCTTCGTCAACAATTTCTTCAGCAGATTTTTCTTTAGAAACTTCTTCTTCAGCGGCTTCAATCATTTTGTTCCACTGATCTAAAGGATCTACTTGTTCTGTGACAGTAGTTTCGTTGGCTATGCCATTTCCACTCTCCGTAGTCAGGCTGTCACCCTCTGCTTTGTGAACTATCGGTTCTAGATTTTTAAAATGCGAGAAAGGTTGATTCAAGTACGGGTGTTGTTCTAATATAGATTTTTCTTCTACAGGTTTGTCAAACATCCAACCTGGCGGGTGCGGATCATTCGACACAGTTTCTTCTTTGGGCTTCTCATCTGCAAATGCCTGATTTAACTCGTCAGCTACTTCCCGGAGGTGCGCTTCCATATAATCAAACTCATCTTCTTCTTTAGCTTGTCTAAACCACTGGAATGAGTATTGGCTTGCTAACAATAGGATAACAGCTAGCGGGTCAAACACTACAACAATAATAATGATTACCCATGTAACAGCTTTTTCTAATACATTAGCATCGGGATTGTCACCGTAGATAAAGTTAGCAATATATTTTATCGGACCAACTTCTGCCTCCACTTTGCGTACTTCTGCGGCAATGGGTGCTCGCTCTTCATTAAGCTGAGTAATTGTTTTCTGTTCGGCTGCAATCTCGGATTGAAGACGACTGCGTTCTTTTTGTTGTGCTCGGCGGATTGCCACTGCTTTGTCGGCACCTGTTTCCGTAGTACTGCGACCCATAACCTGGTCGACAGCTTCATCCATTTGTTTAAGAGCTTTGCGGTTTGCATCTATATTGTCCTTTGCTGTCTTAATCTTTTCATCATAGACTGAAATCTTAGCCTGTACATCACCTGACACTAGGCCAGCATCACTATGTGCTTTACTTAGGAATCCAAAGATACCCATACTAGTAATAAGCATTAATATAGCAATGGCAGCGAGCAGATAACCTTTAATGAATACAGGTGCTCGATGCCAATTTAACTTTAACCAGACAGTGGCAATTAGTTTACTAACCTCTAGTACCACGCCCATGACAATAATAGGCACTACAGCAGCCGCAAAGATACTAACCAATCCTGCAACACTATACCAAATGGCAACGGCAGATATAGTTAATCCGCTTAGGAGCGCAAACCATGCTATAGACTTATCGGCTAATGTTATCTTCATAGAATGTATTTATTGTAATTTTTATAGGTATTATACCCATATAATTACTTAAAGATTATTAGTGCCATCAACATGGCTTGGACAAAGAAGCCAAAACCAATTGTGATAATGTTTAACAAGTCTTTGGCAATTACTGATCGCACAAAGAATGTAAACAGGCCCAACCACATTAGGGCAACCATGTCAACTGGTGGCAACTTTTCAGTTAGTCCAGTGAGCACAGCAACCAAAGTTGGAATAGTGGCTAAATGCACTAGAATTACGGCAACCCAACCTAATGTCTCTGCTGACATGTGCCCGATGTTTTCTTTAATATTGTCCATAACTCTGCGAACGTTAACCAACTCTCTCAAACTAACTTGCATGATAAATCCTTATTTGTAAAATACATGACCGGCAATGGTTGCTACTCGTTCTCTGTTCCATTTTGGATTGATATGAGTAGCGTGGAAGTAAAGTGCCTTCTGAAGGCTGGGTAAACGGAATCCTTCTAATAAGACCTGACGTGCAACCATTTCACTTTCTTTGAACGCAGCCATATTTCTAGGCCTAGTCATAGTGGCAGTTTCGCAATACCAACTAAATTGGCATAGAACTTTCTCATAGACTATGTTCTTTTGATAAACAACTTGACAGATGTCTTTGGGGAACTGTCCGCTTTCGGCACGATTGATAGTAACCTGTGCCACAGCAACCTTACCTTCAAATGGTTGGTTGCCTGCTTCGTAATAGATGTTACGAGCCAAACATTCTAACTGTTTGTTTCTAACTTCAGCAGTGACTGAGGTGTTATTCATAACCAACTGCTTGTTTGGGTCAAGTTTATACATGACCGCTTTGTATCCAATAAATCCAACAAGTGCTAGACCGATCAATACAAGTAAGATTTTAATGAGTTTAATTTTCCTGTACTGTCGCCACGACTGGGAATATGTGCAGTAGTACGTTGATTTGGGCTGTTTAAAGAATACTGCAACGGCTCAGCGGCCATTGCTCGTTTACGTTTCTTTTCTTCTGCCTCAACACCCCACTTTTTTTGGATGTCTTTCCAATCTTGGTCCAACTGCTCTGCTCGACGTTTAGCTTCTGATGAAGCAAACTTTTGTTTGCCTTTTCGTTTACCTGTAGTAGATAACCACGGGCCTTCTAAATGCATTGACAATTCATACTCCTAAAAGTTAAACACAATCTGTATTGTAACTTCTTTTTAGGAATATGTCTAGTCTTTTGGACAGTATCTATATAGTAGTAGCCAAACGATCTAGATTATAGAGATTGATAATCATATGAATTCTGTGATCATCGCCACCGTTATACACACCATGCATTCTCGTGCTATCAAATTCATAAATCTTACCTTTTTCCCAATGGTAAGAATTATTATCTATTCTATATATTGCCTTGTCATTTGTTTGAATAGGCACATGGATCCTATGGCAGAGTGTTAAAAAGTTGCCTCTGTCAACATGACCACCAACAAAACCTTTAGGATGACATCTAGTTAAAAGAGCAGCATATTGTTTAAATTCGTAGTGATTCTTTAATAAAGCTAATACTGGCTCTATAACAGGAAAATACTTATCGTATAATTTTCGTTTTGAAATATCCATAATGGATGTATCATCATCGAAAGCAGTTGCACATAAGCAAGTGTGAAATATAGGAATTGAATTTGTGCCAGCCATTGTCGGAATGCCAGCCCTGTACTCATCCTCAAACCAATCTTTTTCTTCAATAGTACTTAATATATCATCCACCATTGAAATAGGAATATCACAAATCACTTTTTGATCTATGTTCATTTTCATTATGGGTCTCCTTTCTAATATTTACTATAACTGCTAGTACTGTTTAATTGACTAGCAGTCAATTAAAATGAGCCCGCTACCATTTCTAGTAGTTCTTCATGTTCATACGATTCATATTCCTCGTTGAACTCATATATAGCATCATCGATACCTTCCCAACCTTTTACACCCAGCATTTCAAATAATTCTTTTTTGGTTATAGGTTCGTTACGCATATGGCTAACCCAAACTGATGTCATAATGATGCAGGCAAATACAGTTCTGTCACTATACACTTCGTTGGCTTCACACCATTGAATAGTACGTTCCATGTAGTATCGAATGTCTTCAATTCTATGCTCTAATTGAGCAATCCAATCTCTAGTTGCTTTTCTATCCCACACTTTTTTCATACCCTAAAACTTTCACCACATCCACATTTGTCACGTTCATTTGGATTTCGAAATTCAAATCCTTCATTGAGGCCATTGCGAATCCAATCAACTATTAGGCCTTTTAAATAGACTTCTGATTTAGCATCAACTAATAAGGCAAAATCTGGATGAGCGTAGTTGGTTACACCTACTTCAGCTTCGTAGCTATCCACAAATTCTAACACATAGGCTAACCCACTGCATCCTGTAGTTTTTACACCTAGCCTGATACCTATACCGCGGCCTCGTTTGGTTAACTGTTGTTTGATCTTTTTAGCCGCTGTGTCTGTTACGGTAATCATTTACTGCCGCCTTGATAGCATCTTCTGCCAATATGCTACAATGTATTTTAACTGGCGGTAGGGCTAGTTCTTCGGCGATTTCGGAGTTTTTAATTGATCCTGCTTCGTCGATGTGCATTCCTTTGACCCATTCTGTAATGAGGCTCGAGCTCGCAATAGCCGATCCGCAGCCATACGTTTTAAATTTTGCATCTGTAATAATACCTGTATCATGATCCACCTTTATCTGTAATTTCATTACATCGCCGCAAGCAGGTGCGCCAACCATACCAGTACCAACATCAGGATCACTCTTATCAAAAGATCCGACATTCCTGGGATTTTCATAGTGATCAACAACTTTATCGCTGTATGCCATAGCAAGTTCTCTCCTTATAAGTTTTACCTTCAGGAGTTTGTATTTCTCGCCATTCAGTACATGTCTGCACAGGCTGTTGTTCTATAATAACAGGCGCCGGTTGAGGACGGGTCAATACATAAGTTACTACGCCGCCTACAATGGCAGGAGCTATCCAATTATTGTGAGAGCCTTGCCAATATCCATGATGCCTAAAACCATGTCCATGGTGCGGACCTGCAAATACAGTAGCACTGACAGTTAGTAAAAGAACAGTTAAAAGTTTTTTCATATTATACCCCTTGTAAGTATATAACGTATTTACCAGGGGTTTCGTTGACATTAAGCTGCTTCTTTTCGAGCGTTCTTAACTGCGGTAACATCGTTACGAGTTTCTTTGCACAACTTAGCCAAATCTTGGCAAGCCTTACGTACACGAGTGCCGGCAGCGCCAACTTCCTTGTCATAGAATTTTTCGAAGTCTGCCTCCATAGCCTCTACGATTTTTGTGAATTCTGAATATTTGTTTGTTGCCATGTTATGGTCTCCTTTGTGTTATATTAGTTATTGCTAGCTACAGAATTGTACTTGCAATAGTGAAATGGATTTTTACAATGGGCCCAATTCTTTTTCTAACCATTCTTTACAGTCTGTCCAATTACGATATAAATGAGCGCGGCCGCCGGCTCTAATCCATTCTTCATTGTTACTGCGTCGATCATCAATTAAGATATCTTCTGCACTTTCGCATCTAACCCATTTATCGTGACTATATGGTCCAAAAAATACAGGAATATGAGGAAAATGCAATCTTGCCCACCATACTTTATCAACAAACGCCCAAGGCATATCATTGTTATGGGGAACAGCAGTTAAAAAGTATAAACCAACATCTTTATGTTTGTCAGTATACTCTGTGACCCAATTGACTAGATCAACAGCACCTTCTTTTAACGGAAGTTTACTGTACATACGTTGATCGTCTTTGAGACTATTCCACACTGGCTGAGGAAGCATTTCTCCCTCTTGCCAAGCAGGTTGTTTAAGGTAATTGCGGGCATAGCCCATCCAGTCGGCGACTACGTCGTCCATGTCTAAATAAATGTTCATGCGTACATGATACTATCTATTTAAGAATTAGCAAAGACATTTGGTGATCCTGACGATAGTGTATGACCACTGTAACTATCACCCAGACGACCAATGTTTAAATTATTAGCAAAAACATCTCCGCTGTAGCTTGTCAAGGAAACTTGATGGGGTTCGCACGTACTAACATATACTGTAGAATACGTAGGAACATATTCGGGAGGTGGTTCGGGAGGTGGAGGATCTTCAACTTCTACTGCTACAATGACTTCATAGTTGTGAACTTGACTCAAGTCGCCTTTACGTACAACACCGATACTGTTAGCAAATACATCACCAGATCCAGTTAATGTAGTGGTAGTGGTATCACAACCATGCCCGGTTGTAATTGTATCAACACTGTCTTTTCTAGCTACGGCTGGCATGGTATCAAGCTAGCGCAATGCCAGTTGTTGTTTCAAGGAACTGTTTAGCAAATTGTTCATCGCTTGCTTCAGCTACCGTTACTGTTGTTTTAAGTAGCTTAACATCTCTGTCAGGGCTAACTGTAAACAGGTAAGGCATTAGTCCAGGACCTTTTGGACCCATACCAATAACCTGTATTCTTGATAGCTTATAATAGCTATCTGTTTCTTCTACTAGTTTAGCAACTAGTTCTTCTCCACTTGTGAGTTTAAGTGTAATAACTTCGCCTACGCTTACGCCTTTGTTAATTAACATTTTATACCTTTTCTAAATGTGCTTTAAGTTCTGTAAATCCACCAATCAGTTCTTCGCCGATAAAAATCTGCGGAACTGTTCGTGCTGTTGGAACAGCTTCCAATAGTTCTTCTTTTGTGTATCCGTCTCCGATTTTCTTTTCTTCAAACTCGATACCTCGTTGTTTTCCACGAACTAGGGAAAACTGCAATGCGTCCTGGAACAAATTTAATTTCTAAATCTTTATCATCGGGGGTTTTTAGTATTGTTGACCCTCTCGGATCGTCCCACGTTGGGTTTACATAATATAACAGCGTTAAAAACTTTTCAGGAGGAGAAGTGTTAGGCTCACCTGTTGGGGTATAATCCATATCAGTGTGCCATCCGCCTTGTTGATTAGAGGTCTGTCCATTTAATGCAGCAGAGTTAGTAACAAAATTGATGCTACTTACTGTCTTAAATTTCTTTTCTAAATACTCTACAAAAAAGTGTCCAGCTCCCGGCCGTTCATAAAGTTTTTGACCCCAAAATCTATTATCTTCTAATGTAGCTTGCCGGCCAAAGAACCAGCTATTAGAATCCATAGTCCATTTATAGTACAGTTGCATCATTTCTTTATCAACTATATTATCATGTATTTGGAATAATTCTGTCATAATTGTTATTATAATACAGGAAGCTCGTCGTAGTCAATAGCGTCGGACATCACACCGATAACATAATTAGTTGATTCGTTTTCCTGCAATGCTGTTTGTTTCTTACTAGTATCGCTATGTTTGTTGAACCAAGGAATAGGTGTCGACTTTGGTGCCGGACTTAGATACTTAATACCAATATCCTTTAGTGCTCCAACTGCTGTGTAGTCTACAAAGTCTTTTAGAATATTAGCATTCAATCCAATAACTGGACCCATTTTAAACAAATAATCAGCCCATTCTCTTTCTTCACGAATAACATCCATGTACATCTTATATACTTCTTGTTCACATTCTTGTTTGGCTTTGACAAATCTAGGATCTTCCTTGACCACTTGATTAATCAAGTAAGCAGTCCAACCTTTGTGTAACAGTTCGTCTTGTAGGATCAAACTAATAATATTGCCGTTACCGATAAAGATTTTGTTCTCAACCATTGCAAGACTTGTAGCAAACGATACCATAAATCGGAATGCCTCTAATGCATAACTTGCGTTCAATGCCATCCAAATAGCTTTGATATGCTCGTGCTCGTCAACTGTTTCACCTACTTCTTTACGACAGTTGATTTTATGCAACGCATCGTAGTATAGGCCCACGCTTGATGCCATGTCTACAATCTCTTTGGTGTCGTGGATGGTGTTAAACACATCCTTGGGTACGTTGTAAATGTTACGAATGATATGACTGTAGCTCTTGCTGTGAATGTTTGTTTCAAAGAATCCCCAGTTGTACATGAGAGCTTCAACTTCAGGCAACGAACATACTGGTGTAAATACCTGTGTTGGTCCACGACCTTGTAAACTATCAAGTGCTGTTTGACGTAGTAAGTTACTAGTAAAAATATGTTTGACAGCGTCACTTGCATCTTTAAAGTCATTGCTGTCTTTAGTAAGACTTACTTCTTCAGGTTGCCAGAAGAAGCCTCGGGCTGTGGCATCGAAGTCTGCAATCTTCTTGTACTTAACTTCTTCAAATCTTTGAATAGTAACTGGTCCAGATGGGTCCAGAAACATTTTACGACTTAGATAGTCTGTCTTTGTGTGTAAGTTGTATTGTTGTTTGCTCATTATCCATTCCTTAAAATATCTATCATACGTCTAGCTAAGTCTATAAACCATTGTTCATCATGCCCGCGAGTTGTTTCTGCGGCTACACCGATACGTACTCCTGATGTTTCTGCAAAGCTACGTTGCTCACCAGGAACGCCATTTTTATTTACCGTGATGCCATGCTGTTCTAACTTATCTGCGTACTCACGCCCACTCATTGCTTGATTACGTAAATCTACAGTAAACATATGACATTCAGTACTACCGCTAACAATATCAACTCCTGCCATTACAAAAGTATTTGCCATAGCTTTAGCATTTGCTTTGATTTGGCGAGCGTAGTCTTTGAACTCAGGCTGTAGTGCTTCATAGAAACATTGTGCCTTGCCAGCAATAATGTGCATTAGTGGACCACCTTGTGT